ATGAACCGTCGGCATCTATAAAGATTGTTGCCTCTTCTACATCATTTGCAGTGACGCCTGTGCGGTCATCGTCAATATTTATTAGCGGGGACCCGCCAGGCCCCGCAACGGCCGATTGCGAGATGTTCATCACTTCTGCGGCTGCATCCATGGCATTTGTGAATGTCCCCGATGTCGAGAAGTTCGCTGTGGCTGCCGTCCAGTTTATGTGTTCGTTGGCCACGTAGTTCGTTGTTAGGTTGTGATCCACATCCCCGCTTGCATCGAATAGGCCGAGTGCCGTATGTGCAGCCAGGTTATGATCTGTCAGCACGGCTGCTATTGTCGCTGGCAGTGCCACATGCTGATTGGCTGCATAGTTTGTCGTGGCGTTATGGTCTACATCTGAGCTTTGGTCGAATAGGCCGAGTACTGTGTGGTTTGCAAGATTATGATCTGAGAGGATGTTCGCTATCGTATCGGGGAAGTGAGCTTTCACTCTGGCATTTGTCACTATCGCTGCTGCATGTTCGCCGTCAACCGTATCTGCATCTATGTTTAGTGCGTCGTGGGTTGCTTTTGTATGATCTGTCAGCACAGCCACGATTGTATTCGGCAGGCTCAGATGTTCGGCTGCCACAAAATTCAACAGTTGGTCATGGTCTACCTGGTCTGCTCCTCCTGGAGCCAGATGCGAGGCAGCGTGTGCTGCGGGTGCTCCCGCTGCTTGCCATGAGGGGATGCCCCCGGCAACTGTTAGCACTTGTGCGGCTCCACCTACGGCCAGGTTCACCCATGCCGCACCGTTGTAATAAAGGATATCCCCGTTCGCCAGGCCCGTAAGCGTTATATCGCCTACATCACCCAGGACTATGTCGCCCGCCGCCTCATAGTAGTCCAGCTTCGTAGTGTACGGGTTATAGCGGTAGCGTGCTGACAGCGGTATTACTGCCAGTAAACATAGCGTGAGAAAAAAGCTAATTAAGCGTTTTGTCATCTTCTTTTACCTCCTTTTTAGCTTTCTCGTTTAGCTTATCCCTCAGCTGCTCCTGCAACTTTTTAAGGTCGGAGCGAGTTATAAAAAAGCCCCCCTCGAGGTATAGCACTACGTCTTCGGGCATATCCTTAAATTCCACGAAGCGGGTCTTTAGTTCCTTTTTGTAGGCTTGCACTTTTGCCTCGAATCTCTTATTGAAATCTTCCAACTCCCTCTCCAAATTTTCCTTCATGTATTCTGGAAGCTTCCATGTTTTGATCGGCACGACTTCCTCGGCCTTGGTCGGTACTGGTGGCTTTTGTTGCTCCTGCTCCATAGCAATAAGTCGGAAATAGCCACCAAAAATTAGGGTCGCAATTAACACAGCCAGAAAAAATTCCCTCATGTCTGTTAAAAAATCCCTCAGCTTTTTCATTTTTCATTCTCCTTTTTTTTGTTGTTTTTATCGCTTATCAACTTCAACGGATTTATCAAAATTCGCAGATCGTCTTTGGACATGACCATCGTGGTCCTCTGATCCGTTTTAGTTGTCATTAGCTTATAAAAATCTGGCATCGCTGCCCTCGCCGCTTTCTCGCTATAATAACATTCATTGCTGTATGCCGTGTAACGAGCATGGTTTATTTCAAAATATCCGCATGCCATGAGTTGATAAATCTTTATGTTGCGGCTACCCATGTTCCCTCGCAGTTCGGATGTTCTGGCAGTACTCCCTCGGCTTCCTTTATGCTGTATATTTGGCCGTTATGTTCCGCACAGATATCACAGCACTCGGGATCCTCGACCCGTTCCAGGTTCTTGATCCCCATCTGGGCATATCCCAGTCGCTGTCCTTCGCTCAGGCTGAATGCGGTTTCTGTTCGAGCTATGGTCATGGTCCTGCGTCGGTGGAGACGGCCTGCATACCGCTCCGCCTTTTTTGAGGCATCGGCCACGGCCACGCCTTCCTCTATCAAGCTTGCATAGAATTTGTCGACCGCTCCTGCATACTGGCTGTGGAGCCCGACGATCGGCCGAAGCTCCCTGGCTATTTTGGGCATCGATTTGCCGGCATTGATTCCTGCAGTGATGAATTCTCTTATCGCTTCCATTGTATCTTTGGTTATCTCCACGACAAGCTCTGCAGTGTGCTTCGTCGACCAGGCCACGGCCTCTTCTCCTATCGGATCAAAGCGTGCCTGCTTTTGCATTATGCTCCTTATGCTATCTCCTGGCCTTAATTCTCCTTTTTGAATAGTGCCTTTTATCGCATAGTTCCCGCCGGCTATGAGAACCTCGTGCAGTGCAGGCTTCAGGATTTCATTCCCTCGTTGCCGTATCTCATCCCAGTCCGCTATGCTCGAGGCCCGTTTCGCTGCTGTCCTGCCTTTCATCCTGGAGAGTCCTGCTTTCAGCGTCGCTGTCATGTAGTCCATGAATTCCTTTACTGCAGGCTGGAGCTTCCGCTCCTGCTCCCGCATTAGCATGCGGTGCCTGCGTCGGACGAGCTTTCTCTTTCCCGCTTTGGAAAGGATAATATCTATCGCAATTTGTTGTATCTCTTCAGGAGTCGCAGAAATGGGGGGATTGTATCTCATCTCTTTTTCCTGCTCAGGAAGTATGCGAGCAAAACCGATATCAGGGGGGCAAATCCAACCAGTATCTTCGACCACTCTTTGACCTCGTCCTTAAAGTCCGCATACATGAATGTCCTCTTCCCTTCCTCGGTATTGCCTATGTGGTATAGCTGTTCCTCGCTTACGAACCGTGCTGTCTTTTCTGGCATGATTACTGGCCGTACAAACATCCAGAAGCAGATCCCGACCGCAAAAATAATGAGTGCGATAGAAGCTGCTGTCCTTAGTTTCATCCTCTTCTCTTTCCTGGGCCTTGTCCTCGTGGGAACAGGAAGCGGGTGCCTTGCGGTTGTACTATTTTCGAGCCTACTCCCATTGAGGCCATGCGTTCCATTTCTTTTCTCCGTTTCTCTGCAAGTTCCTTTTGCTCATCTATCTCTTCCTGTGTCACCTCTTTTATGAAGGCGATATTCAATTCCCGAGATAGTGGAATTACCATGTTCCTTCCGTCCTGGTCTTTGACCATCATGTTCGGGAATAGCTCGTCATATTCCTTTTCGGCCGAGTCCTTTATGTCTCCTTCAAGCACTAAGTTTATCGGTGGCTCTTTTAGGCAAATTATAATGGGCATTTTTTATCCCTCCTGTAATTACTTAAATTTGGGAACGGGGTCCCTCATTTCAGGCTTTTCAATAGGTCTCTCTTCCTTTATTCTTTTGTTAAAATCTCCAGAGCTTTCTATGTGTACTTCGGCCTCTGGCCAGATCAGACCGTATATCTTCCCGCATTTCACGCAGGTGATTATAGCGTCGTGCATAGTCCAGGTCTGGCCCCCGCAGGTGCATGTGTGTACTTCTGGCATCAAGTCGTCCTGCAGTAGCTCACGTATTCGCCGAGGAAAAAGTGCGTGAGGAATATTTTCTCTTCCTGTGACGGCTTCGCTCTGCCGGCGAGCAGATCTGCGACGTGTTGCTCGGTCCAATTCCAACCGAAGATGGTGAGTGCGTCGGCAATAGTTGCGTCGCTGTAGCCTTCCTTCGCTTTATAGAGCCTCATAATCTCTACGACCTCAAGCGGTATTCCTGGTGATTTTGGCATTTCCTTTACCTCCTTTTTAACAAAAAATTTGATTCCTTTACTAAGCTTTTCAAAATATCTTATCATGCTCCTTTAATTAAAGTATCTGCTCCGCCCATACTAATTTCACAGTATGATTTCCTGGTATTGCTGGTACTGTCCACGGCAGCGTTAAAAGGAAAGTGGCTTGGTCATAAACGCTTGCATCGAAAACCTGTCCCGTTATAACTTTTGTGCTTCCCATCTCCAGATCAGCCACAAAGGTCGAAGGCAACATCTCATTCTGATCATCTTTAATGGTCACGGTATAAACTACCGTTTCTCCTTCAAAGGCCGAAGGCTTATCCAGGGCTTCATCGCTTATGAGGACATCCCTTGATTCGCCTGCATTAAAAGGTTGCCCTGCGGAGACATTGCCGAGATATTTTATTGCCATTGCCTTGATAGATAACAAAAGCCGCCAATTCCTCTTTGCTATAACTCATTATTTCCTTGCCATAAAGCATGTGGCCTTCCACCTTGTTCAGATTATTTCTTATACTGGCAGGCTTCTCGGGTTCACCATCCCAACCTAATTCCCAGGGCATTTTATTTCCTCCTTTTTTTCTCAAGTATCTTCTCATGCCATATCAAAAAGCACAAATCCTTGACGGCTCCGAGCTTCGGCCGCCACGGCATCTTTGCCAGAACGCAATCATCACAGTCGTACGGATTCCAGTCGAACGGGTTCGTCGGCCTCACGTATTTCTCCCGGTGCTTGCATTCGTTTTCAAACAGGATTCTCAAATAGGTTACGGTCAGTTTAAGCTTCATTTTATTTCAAGACGGGCGGTATGTTTCATTTTATTTTAGCTTTTTAATCGCATCTCTCAGAATGGGCTTCTTGTCCGTCGGCAGTAAGACGCCAAATTTGTGATTCCTTATCTCTGCTCCTTTCTGCTCCCATTCAGCATAATATTGTTTACCATCCTGTTCATAATGCGAGTGCATCTTTTGCCATTGATCCTCTCTGGCCTTTACTGCGAGTTTTACCAATTCGAAACGGAGCATTGCGGTTTTAATCAGCTCCCATGTTACACGGCTAAAATTGCCGTCGACGAGGTCTGTGTATGTGTGCTCTGTTAAACCAGCCAGCGATTTCCTGCGTGTTGTTGCAAAACCAATATAACCTTTACCATTTCTCTCTGAAATGATTATAGTGTAGCGATAGTCGTGGGTGAAGATTCTCACCTTCATCACTTCCGGGGCCGCGCTGTCGGCCATGATCTGGCAGTAGTCCTCCGTCTTTTGTCCAGGACAAATTTCTTTAAGCCATGTCCTCAACTGGCTTCTCAGGCTTTGGCCCTGCGGAAGATCCGCCGGGCTTTCGTCTTTTTTCTTGTTCATTTTGCCTCCATTTCTATACCGCCCGTCTTAGTAGCGGTTATGTTCATTTCTTTGCTTACTTCTGTTTTATTTCCTCCGCAAGAATCTCAAGATGTACTATAAGTTCTTTTATATTCGATTTGTTTTGGTTCAGTAAATTTTGTAGCATTTCGCGCTCGCTTTTGAGCATCTCTAGCTCTGTATTTTTGGCCTTAAATTTTTCCTTTAAGTCCGAAGAGTCTGGTTCTGCAATCTTATTATGTTTCTCAAGATTGTCCAGTCCTTTGAGCTTACGGAGCGCATCCTCCAAGCCAGTGATGCGAGCTATATGTGTCATGAGGTGACCTTCTTCTCTAATTGCTTGGTCTTTCAATGTTTTTATGTGTCCCTGTTCATCTTCCAGCGACTGCCTTTCGTATTTTAACCTTTCCTCCAAAACCTTTATCGGATATTTTTTACTAATCATTTATTCGCCTCCCTCTTAGCGATTTTTAAAATCTGAGCAGCAAGTCGCGGCTGTCCTTTCACGATCATTTTCACAGCTTCGAGTATCGCTGCTCGCTTCTCGACAGGCTCTTCACCGACAGGAATGAAACTCTGATTCACATAATATTGATTTCCCGCGGGATACGGCTCTTTGCCCTGTCGTTTCAATATCTGATTTGAAGTGCGAGCGCCGATGCCGAAATAAATATTATCACGCTTTGCTTCAGCATCTAGATCTTGCAGATTGAGCTCATTTAACTGAAATTCATAACTCTCTGCGTTTAGTCCTTGCGCGAAGAGTTTCTTCGTCACGATTCGCTCTATTGTCTCTTCGAGCGGTGTTATCACTGACTGCGCGTATATCTTTGTTGATTCGCCTGCAGTTGAGCCGCCGAGAGCGCCGACTTCGGCGACACCGATTCTGTACGGCGGCATCTTATACACAACTAGAATCTCTTCTTGAAGACCTTTGCGATAGAGCTTGAATGAACCTTCTTTGACTTCGACGCTCAGCTGTATGTATTCGAACTCACCGTCTTTCGGCGGATGCACGCAAAACGTTTTGTGAGCTTGCTCAGAGCCTTTGAGCTCAACGTCGATGAAATCTGAGATTTGTTTTGCTGTGTCTTTATCCCAGCGGCCTTTCAGAATGATGAGCGCTGCCGGCACGCCGTAGTTCTCGAAGAATGCAAGATTGTAGTCTCTGACGCCGATGAGACCCATCACTGCGCCGATTGACGGTAGAATGTTCGGTGCGCCGTAATACTCACTCTGCGGATAATAATTCTTATAGTATATCAGCTCATTCGCGGGGTCGAACTTCTCATCAGGCGTTTCTTTCAACTCTTTGAGCTTCTCTTCAGTGATCTCTTCGCCGTCACTGGTATTAAACTCTTTCTCGATACCGAAGCGTTTGAACCACGCTTCTTTCTGACCGCGTTTCTGGCAATATTTCTCATGTGATTTATGAACATAGAACGTCTGCGCAGGGACGTGCCAGAGGCCGTTGATCTCGCCGCTTTTCTTGCCTTCGCGAACACGACTTACTTCCCAGCCCCACCAACCGATGAAGCCCCAATCAATGAGACCGCGCTCGAGTGTTTCTTCGAATGTCTCGTCGCGATCGCCGCCGCAGTTTTCGATGAACTCTAAAATGCGCTCTTTCTCTTTTGTCGATTCTTTTTTTCCTTCTTTGAGCTCAAGACGCCAGCCTTGGCCCATCACGTCTTTCGCAATCTGCTTGACACACGAATCGAAGTACGAACAGTTGTCTTTCAGCTCTAAGAGTTTCGCTGCAGAGAACGGATAAGGCACAAGATCATGCTCTTCGAGAAAGAGATCATGTTCTTTCAGCTGTTTCGATTCTGCTCGTTTCTTCTTGCGTTCAGCTTGCTTCAGCACTGAGATCGGAAACAGGCCTTTCGAAGTATAGATAAAAACAGAGCTCTCAATCCAGCCTTCATCGAATTCAGAAGCGTCGCTATCTAATTGTGATACAGGTATCTTGCTCGTCTTTTTAGCATCTGTCGATTTTTTTGATTTATCTGTTGCTGCCATATCATTCTCCTGCTAAATCTTCAATTTTAGTTTCACAATTTCTTTTCTTTGCTATGTCATTAAATTTAATTAAGAAATCAAAATAAATTTTCTCTGGAATATAGAGCTTTCTTGAGTTTATTCTGCATACTATCAATTCTTCTGCTATTTTAATTTGCCCAGAATTATGCAAGTCAAAATCATAAATCTCTCGACCGCTTATTATTTGAGAATTCAGCATATTATTCTCATTTAAATTGTCCAACTTTCGTCGTCGCGCTCTTTTTTCTCATTCGTAGCTTTCTCGCTGAGTTTTTTCTTCTTGCCTTGCGGCGCCTCTCCGACTGGTGTTGCAGCTTCATCGAGCGTCTCATCTTTTTCTTTTATCTGTTCTTTTACTGTCTTCGCTTCGTCTGGTTTTTTCGTTTTCATACCAGAGTGCGCAGTCCACGACGGGTCAAGCGACAACAATCGCTCTCTGAGATGCGTGTAAACTGCATAACGCAGCGCATTCGGACAATGATCATTGAACTTCACAGGCTCTTCGAGCACTTTGCCGTTGCGATCGACTTTGCGTTTGTAGCTCTCTATCTCGCTGTTCGCATTCGGCGACTCAGCTGTAGAAAAGAGCTTGAAGCGATTCACGCAATCGATGCCGTCTTGAATCGACTTGTCTGACTTATGGATGTTGAAGCCTTCGTGATAGATTTCTTCTATTCGAGCCGGTTCTGCAGAGTCTGCATATATCTCGCGTGCGCGATGCTCTTCAGGTATCAACTCTTTCATCTTCTCTTTCAACTGCGCGTTAGTCATGCCTGTCTGATAGAGAAGCTCTGTGATATAGAGAGATTTCTGTTCGATATCGATATCTATCTGCAGCAGCGCGTTCGGGTTGACGTAGCCGAAGTCGAGGCCGTAGATCGTCTCTTTCGTCTCAGTCGGCAACGCCTCTATCACTTTCAGCAGATGAATCATGCCTTTTATCTCAGCGAAGAGACCGAGACCGTAGACGTGCCAGTACGACGGGTCTTCCTCTTCTAGATCTTCGAGCATTTTTATATACGAAGCAGGAAGAAACTTGTACGCATCTTCATATGTCGAATGAATTACTTTAATGCCTCGCTGCGGCAGCAGCTCAGTGTTGACCCAGCCGTGCTTCTGCGTCGGATTCAGCGACAGATACATCTGATTGTGCTCGCCGCGTTCTTCTTTGCCGCTCATGCGAAGCTTTAAGATCATATAATCATCATAGTTGAATTCGTTCGCTTCTTCCATGTGAATGTAGTTGAATTCAGTCGACTTTATTTTCTCAGGGTCATCAATCGAAGTGAAGAGCCACCAGTTGTTATTGTACGGATTATAGATAGTGCGCTCTGATTTATTATGCGTGAAATAGAAGTAGCAGCCGTAATCTTTCATTATGTCGACAGCTACTCTGTAAGCTGTTGTTCTCAGCGCAGGCAGCGTCTTTCTCGTAGTCAGCAGATTCTTATTTTTCTCTTCGTTGAACTTTTTAATCATGAGCTGAGCGATGCTGTGACTCTTTGAGCTGCGAGCGCCGCCGATGTTGACGAGAATAGACTCTGTAGCTCTTGCATTCTGATCGAATACAGTAGTGACTTCGACTTTTCGCTTGCGCTCTTGTTGTGCTAGTTCCATTATTTCGATATTATTGGTAATATTTCATACACTTTTATGTCTACAGTAAAATATAGCTTTCTTTTGCAGTGTAGACGTGACTTAGGATAATCACGTTCGATGCCCAAGATAAAATCCCATGGTTCAAATTTCGCTCCACATGCGCACTTTGTAAGCGGCAAATGTTCATCATCGTTCCGTTCAAAACTCACTTCGTTTGTTATGTCTTTATCTATTGTTTTTATTTCCTTTGCCATCGCCACCTTTCTTTCGTTTTTTGCTCTTGACGAGAACGTATTCAATTCTTATCGGGCCGCCGTCTTCGCCTGTGAGCGCCATGCGTTCGACGAACATGCCGATGTGCTTGCCGAGTAGCTCGAGCGCAGGAATCTTGCCGTGCAGCTTGAAATTCAACTGAATGCTTTTCTCGCCGATAGTTTCTTTTATGCTCTGTATAGCTCGCGTCTTGCCTTCTTCTATCTCTTCAAATGTTTTTAATTTAAGCCGATTGCCGTCTCTTGTGTGCAGCGGATTCTCAATCGTCCCGTAGTCTCTAAAATCGCTAAACGCGAGAAGCTTCAATTCTTCTACTACTCGCTGCTGCGTCGTCTTCGTTGCTTTTGCGCGCTCTGCTTTCAGTTCTGCAATTCTGTCTTGAATGTTAACTTTTGCTAAGAGCTGACTCGCTTGTACTCGAGCAGTTCTTTTGCTGCCGCCGATACGTTCATACGCTTTAGAGCCGTTTAAGTCGATAATGTATTCTTGACAAAAGCGTTCATGTCTAGCGTTTTTCAGTTCCATCGGAAATTAAACTCTCTGAGACGACATCTAAGCAACAAACTGTGCTTATCGTGACTATTAGTATTCATATTCTTTCTCGAGAGGCGATTTTTATTGTATTTATTGCTTTCTCGCTTGTTCTTTTGCTAAACTGATGAGTTCTTTATTCTGATCGCTTATAGCTTTATCGAATCGCTTAACTGTAGATACGCATTGAGTCTTCTGCGCGTTGACGGCTGTTTTCACTTTAGCTATAGCGATGTTTGTTGCACCTACTTTATCATTGACAGCATCGATTTTCTCATGAGATTCTTTGACATCTTTTTTTATCTCTTTTAAATCGTCGCCGTTTTTGCTCCAAGTCTTGTGCTTTTGCCATTCGCGAATCCAAGAGAGAACGCCGCTTATGATGAGAGCGATGAGTGCGTAGAGTGTGACGCTTCCTACTTCCATTCAAGTCCTCCTTGACTTCAGAAGCGGAATCCCTCAACCCAGCTTTCTGATGCTCGCGGCTGTATTTCGTAAGCTTGATCGATATGAACGAAGCTCATACCGAGTTCGATGTAGCCGCTGTGGCCGATTCTGAGCTCAGGATACAGCTCTTCGACTAGAGCTGCGTATTCTTCTGTCTCTTGCTTGTTGTCGAGATCTGAGTCGAGAGCCCAGAACGAGTGCGGCGACACAGCAGCTCTTGCGCGTTTCTCGATTATCATCGTGTACACGAGATGCGGGCAGCGCCAGCCGCCGTTGCTCGAGATCGGCACTGCGCGGCCCCACGCTGTGCGCACACGCTCCCATTTCTGAAAGAGCATATGATAGTAGATGTTCGTGTAAATGTCGGGCGGGAGTTTGCCGCAGTGCGGGCACGCGTATTCAGTGACTGTTATATGCACGTCATCGAATACAAATGCAGAGTCAGTCATGAGTCTGCATCTAAAATAATGAAGTGCTTAACTCATTGTCAAGTTTTTTTTAAAACTTTTTTCGCTCTTATTGAATGGTTTTCTCTACTGCGATGGCTCGCTCTACATGACTGGGTTGCTTGTTCTTTGTAGCTCGCTTTTTTTCCACGGTTTTCTTATTTCATGTGGCTCGCTTGTTGACATTGGGATTCTAACATTCGTTAGCTCGCTTCGCTATGATGGGCTTCTTCTCAATCATAGCTCGCTTCTTTTTATTAGGTTTCTTATTTATTCAGGCTCGCTCTATTATACTGGATTTCTCATAGTTATTAGCTCGCTTAAATCTTTCGGGCGTCTCGAACTCCTTGACTCGCTTTTCAGTAGTGGATTACTTTTAAGCTACGGCTCGCTTTTTATGTATGGTTTCCTCTATTGTAATGGCTCGCTTCCTTTCAATGGTTTTCTTTGTAACACTGGCTCGCTTACATCCGACGGTTTGCTTCTTTCTCACAGCTCGCTCACTTACGATAGGTTGCTCTCTAACATTGGCTCGCTCTTTTTTTTAGGATTTCCTATTTTATAAGGCTCGCGCTTCTACTACTTGGGATGCTTCCTAATCACGGCTCGCTCCATCACATCGGGTTTCACCATTTAAATAGCTCGCTCGAAACCTTCGGTTTTCTCATCTGACTAGGCTCGCTTATAACGTGTGGATTGCTTTCTCTACGTAGCTCGCTCAGACATGTTGGGTTGCTTCCAGAGCATGGCTCGCTCACAATTACCGGGCTTCTCGACGCCTGCGGCTCGCTTCAATTCTCTGGTCGTCTCAAGTCAATTAGCTCGCGCGCGCTCTACTGATATGGTTTTCTCTATGCTTCTAGCTGCGCTTCTTTAAGCTCTACAAAAGCTTCAGGCGTTCTGTAATCTGTATGATTTTTTATCGCATGCGCATACGGCGCCGTGATCGGCAGTCGTTCGGCTTGTCGCCACTTGAGCCAGAGATGAGAGAGAAAGAGCTTTATCATTTTTCGCATAGCCATTGTATCGAGATGTCCGAGCGCAAAGAACTCGTCAGTCTCTGCTTTCAGCCCTTTCTTGTTGCGCGGCAGATGCGCTGCTGATATCACTTCTTTTCCCTCTGCTAAGAATCTTTTCTTGTACGCTATCTTCTGTTCTTTATAGAATTCGTAGTATTCGCCTTTCGCTCTTATCAGACTTTTAGCGAGACGCCAGCACATTGATTTTAGCATCTTGTTGTAATGCAGTTTATGGCCTTTCTGCTGTCGTTCAGCTTTGCCGTCGATCACGGCGACGCCGGCGTAGCGCCAGAGTTTGCTCACAGTTGTCGCTCGCTCGATATCAATCAGACTGAGCACTTTGCCGATGTTCAAGTGACCGATGCCTTTGACGCGAGAGAACCAATCGTACGCAGGATGCGCTTTCACGTAATCTTTTATCTGTTCGTTGAGCCACTCTTCGAATTTCATAGCTTTTGATAATACTTCTTTTGTCAGATCACAGCTCTTGTTGTTTTTCTCGAGATGCGTTTCTCTTACTTGCGCAGCTACGCGCGCTTTCTGTATAAAATGCAACGTAGTAGCTGCAAAATACGCTTTTTCGTTAATCATATGAACCTCCTTATTTTACGGGCTCTTTCCACGCCCATTTCGGTAAATAAATAAATTTATTTACTCTGAATTCTTCAAAAGAATCGAGATAGCCTCTCTTTAACCATCTCTTGACTCTCTTGTTAGTCGATTTTCTGAAATAAAAATAAATAGTCATGCTCAAAATCATGATAAAAATATCGACTATTTTCCCACGCCCGTCTTTTGTTATGATGATTTTCACCCAGTATTTAGGATGCACTTGAAGAAAATCTCTCAGTTTACGTAATTTCTGACAGTCAGCTAATACTCTCATTGCTACCATACACCGAATATTTTCAAGACGCCGCCGACTGCGATAGTCCAAAGAACGCCTTGTTTTCTGCCGCGCCAGATGCTAGCTTTAGCTGCTTTTTTATCTGCTTCTCTGCTAGAGATCGCTGTAGCTAGCGTCTTGCGACAGTTGTTCCAGCCTGTGAGATTTGTTTCTTTCTCTTCTTCACACGAAGCGATGCTCTCGTTGAATGAGTTGACTTCTGTTTCGTGATCATCAAGCACTTTCTGAAATTTATTGTATTCTGAGAGATAGAATTCACCGTTTTTGAAGCGATCAAGAGTGCGATTCGTTCCTAAGCGAGTGAAGAGAAAGAGACCGGCGCCTGTCAAGCTAGATTCGTTGCCGATGCGCTCGTTGATCTGCGCTACGAGCTCAGTCGGCGGCATCGTAGCAGTCTTCTGTTTTTCTTTCTTTAACGCCTGCTTTGCAATAACGCTGTCTTTTTGAAATTTCTGAATACGAGCTTCAAGGTCTTTTCTTTTTTTCTTCTCTGCAGCTTCTGTTACAGCTCGCGCGCTGCGCTCTTTTTCAGCTTCTTTGAATAATTCGTTCTGATTTTCTACTTGCTCTTCGAGTTTTCCCTCTAAGCGAAGAGATTCTTTCTCCCATTTGTTTGCTCTGATAGTTTGAATGCCGCCGATGATAGCGAATACAATCGAGATCACGGTAAGAATAGATTTTCCGTGTTCTTTGAACCATTTTAATAAATTTGGAAAAAACATTTTCACCTCCTTTATTTTGCGTATTTTTCTTTAGCTTTAGTTATTGCAGCTCTGTAGCCGTCGACGTACCATGTGCCAAGCACGTCTGCTACAGCGTAGATTTCTTTCAGATATATCTGTGCGTCGATTGTCGTCGGCTCATCGCTCGAACGAGGGCCCGACAGAATGAAGCCGTTGCTAATTTCTGTAATTATAAATTTTTTCATTATTCTTCCCCTTCTTTAATATTTAGCTTGTCATTCAAAGCTTGAGCAAGACAGACTTCGGCGCCGTCTTTCAATATGAATAACTGCATGCCTCTGACGAATAAAGTGCGTTCGCTGTTTTTCATGAATCTCGCCACTTCATCGGTCATCTGTGTCATATGAAGTTGAGAAGTGCCTTCTTTGACCAAAATGAGAAGCTTGTCTTTTTCTCCTAATACTTTTATGTCTTTGATTATTTTTGCCATAGTCGCCTCTTTAGTCACAGAATAACATCATCCAAAGCGCTATGCCCCAGATGAGCACGAACATTCCTGCGCCCATTTCTATCGGGATGAGCACAACAACCCAATGCACGTTCAGAATTCCCGCGAGCTTCAGCGATATGAGCAGAAGCTGCAAGAGAGCTACACATAAGAGTCGAATTTTATCTTTTTTATTAAATCTTACTTTTTTCAATGTCATTTGTTCTCTCCTCTTTATAGAGTTTATAATCTCTTTCTGAAATGCCGGCAGTGATGCCCATGCGCGTCGCGATCTCTGCGTGAGAGAGACCGTGTGCTTTGAGCTGCGCAACGCGTTTGCGTCGTTTTGCTCTTTGTTCTTTACTTATCCACCTGCCCACTTTCTGCCTCTTTCGGCGGCGAGAGCTCTTTCTCTTCGTTCCATATCAACATCTGTTGCCAATCATCGTCAAAATTGTTTATCATCTCGCGCAGCTGTAGTTCTTGTCTTACGTGCTGCAGTTCTCGTTTCAATTCTGCTTGTGATGAGATTATCATCTGACGATCGATAAGAATCGTGGCCCACGCTACGATGTAGCCCAGGAGAAACACGAGCGGGAGTGTCCATGATTGCTTCTTTTTTATAGCCATCTTCCCTCTACCTCTGCACTCTTTTGTGCAAGCTCGTTGTGACCTCTCAGCTCTCTTCGTATCTCCCCGACTACTGCGTCTAAGTAATCCTGCGATGCCTCGTTGTCTTTAACGTCAAAGCGGATGACTATTTCAGCGCGTTTTGTTTTCGTATCATTTGACTTTTTTATTTCATTATCTCGCTGCATTACTATTCACCTCCTTTTTTGAATTAATCGCTCTGCTTCTGTTTGAAAAAACGGCTTAATTTTTATCAACACACGACCCGATTTATGGCCAAGATATTTCCGCGAACCGTCATGACTCATTATGAGCGAATCATTAGCTAGAATGCCGACTTGCTCTAACACGTCTTCAGGGCCCTGATAGAGATTGCTGAGATCATATTTGCCGCGACCTTCAATGAAGAAAAGAAACTCTACAGCTACAGGCTCGTTGATCGCGCTCCACATTCCAATCATAGCGCCTTGATACTGCGTCTTCTGTATCCAGAGCTGATCTTTTGCAGATTTTTCCCATTCTTGATATTTTTTTGTCATGCCAAGACTTAATCTGCCGCCGATGCGAATGATTTTGTAGTTGCGCTTCTTCGATATCGGCTGACCGTCGATTATGAAATTGAGCTCTTCCATCTTCCTTTTCCTTCTCGCTTATCATCTGTTTCTATTTTGCGTCCGTCAGCAATGAATTTCACCATAGCAACGATTCTCGTATCATTAAAGAACCATACTTCAATAGATTTTAAATCTATGAGATCGATATGAAATGAATCGTATTCTTTTTTTGTCAGCTCTAATACGCGCTTTGCTCTTTGTATGAAATATTCAACAAATTCTTTTAGCTCTCTTACTGGTTTGATTTTGCTTCTCTTGCCGATATATGAGCCAGCATACTTTTCTCTGAGAATTTTAATTTTTTCTTTTTTCATTTTACCTCCTTTATTTTATTTCTTTAGCCCATTTTTTCTCATCAATCAAGCCCTGTATTTTATTGATATTTTCTCGTAACTCTTCCAGATTGCGTGTGAAGCCGTAGCTGTTTTCAATTTCTTGCCCGAGTGCGATATATTTTAATACTCGCGCAAACCCTTCTTCTTCTGTGCTTTCGTAGAAAGAACACATTCTCTTTACTTCTCTCACGAAGAGATCTCGGCCGCCTTCTTTTTTCTCTTTTTCATGAATCATTTCTTTAGCTTTTTTTTCGACTTCATGTTCGAAGTCCCATTTTCTTTTACTTTCAACTATCAACATGAACTCATCTTGTGTTATGTCTTTGCTCAAATATTGCACAGGAATTTTTGTGTAATCTATTTTATTTCCGAATTCTTGAGCAAAGCCTTGAAAGAAATGAAAAGGAATTGCATCTAATTCACGAAGCACTGCAGGTTTCGCTATTTTTAGCTTGCAGCTTTTATCTGCATAGATCAGCCCGGCAATTTCTGGCAATTCGTTTTTTTCAATTAACCCCCACGGGCAGACATAAAAAAACTCGTGTGAGATCTTGATCGCTATGCTGTGTTTGCTTTTGAATTGCTTCAAATCTCTGAGAAAATCGCCTCTCGCAATTTTTATCTCATGAGCAATAATCTTATCATGCTTTCGCCAAAGTCCGACAGCGAGCAGATCTATTGCATTAACTCTCGCTTCGAAACTCGTCATCGGTCGAAATTGAAAAAATTTCGCCCAGCCTCGACCTTTATAACGCTCTGCGAGGGCTGCTTCTATTTGTTCAGTTGTTATCATTCGCTTCTCTAAGATAATTAATCGCATATACAACAAGCTTTGATCGATGTGGCGGGAGCTCTTTCTTGAGATAAATTCTCTTGAGAAAAGCTCTGACTGTGTTGCTGCTTATGCCTAACTCTGTAGCTATTTCTACATTTCCTTTTCCTTTAGCGACAAGCTTTAAGATTTCAAGCTCTCTTCGCCCTAATTCAGTTGTCGGTTTTAGTTTTCTTCGTCTACCCATTTACTTCTCTTAATTATCATAATTCTGTTATGCGACACTATTTTTCAACTCCCCTTATTAAATGAGCTTCCGTATGTTCTAAATCTTCCCATTCAATATCAAGATCACATCTTTCTTCATTAGCTTTTTCTATTGCATCTTCTTCATCGTAAGCCTCTACATTAATATCGGCACTTCCAGAAAAATGAAAAACTACCCTATATAGCTTCAATCCTTCCTTAGCTTCTTTCTGAGCTTTTACATAATTATCAATTGCTTCTATATGTTTTTTATTGCCAAATTCAGGCTTAATCTCTCCCGATAATAAACCATCAATCGTCATTCTTATCATTCTTCACCTCCCGAAGTTGTCATAATGCTGGTTATGCGACACGACTATTTGCCTAATCTATTATTACCTCTACGCCTGCTTCCCGTAGCATCCCAATTAGATTTTCTCTAGTGCATTGATGAGGGTCTTCTCTAATCATN